TAACGTATTGCGTTTGAACGATGATGAGATTGCAATCATGCAAGAAGAGATTGAAGAAGAAAAAGAAGCAGGTTTAGGATTACCAGTTGGTGTTACAAATAATGTGGCACAACAACAAATGGTATCACAAATTGGCCAAGAAGATGCAGAACACCAAAATCAACTAGATATGAGATTAGACCAAAGTAAGGAAAAGAATCCTTCAAAGGTTGATGAGAATTATAAGCCAACTTTTGGCATCGTAAAAAAAGTAATAGCACTTTAATAGGAGACTAAAATGAACCCAAGAGACTTAATCGATTATGCGGCACAAGATGATGCTGTTAATTTTAGAGCAGCATTGTACGCTTCTATTCATGATAGAGTTACTGCACACATTGAAGCCAAGAAGCAAGAGATTGCTCAAGGTTTGGTAACGCAAGAAGAAGAAACAAAACACAAGATGATGAAAAAAGAAGATGAAAAATATCATATGAAAAAAGAAGAAGAAGATGAAGAAGATGAAAAACATAAAATGATGAAGAAAGAAGCTTATTAATTAATTATAAATACTTAATGGCATCGACAAAAGGCAATCATGGCAAATAAATTTTCATATCAAGTATTAAGAGATACACAAACGGATTCTGTGATTAAGATTACAGGTTCGTTTGATGGCTCTGGCCAAGAAGCCAATGGGTCTCGTATTCAGGCTAATACTTTGGCTTTTGCCTTAGATGCAAATGGTGCACAATTACGCACTTCACAAAGTCTAAGTAATACAGCTCTTTCCTATTACGATATACAATTAACTGGAGTTAAATATTTTGTTAATTTTCCAACAAATACTGTTGGTGGTGTGGAATTATATTGGAATGGCCAAGGTGCAAATACATCATTACAATATGCAAATTCAGGAACAATTTTACATCTGAATCAACAAGGTGAATTTGGATTAGGCGAACAATTACCATCTATCGTAAATAATTCAATAGGTGGTAATGGTGATTTAGGTGTTATTACAGTAGGTGGAACAGCAAATTCTGCATATACAGTAATTTTAACTTTGCGTAAAAACAATCAAATGTACGCTCGTGGTCAGTTCCAAGAACCTGCAGCATTCAACTACGGTCAATACAAAATTACACCGTAACATTAGGAATAAACATGGCAAACATTTATACTTATCAGGTTCTAAGAGACACCACAGAAAAAGCAGTCATTAAATTGACTGCTAATTTTGATGGTACTGGCCAAGAATCAAATGCATATCGTATTACAGCAAATAGTTTAGGTGGTGCATTAACAAGTAATAACAACATTATACCAAATGGTACACCATTAACTTATTATGGTTTAACTATTACAAGAATTGGTTATAATATTGCATCACAACAAAAAGGTTATGTTGAATTATATTGGACTAGCCGCAACGGTACTGATGTTGCGAATAGTGTGCCAATTATGAATATGGATCTTTGTGGTGAATATTCTGAAGACCAAGGTATGGTATCAATTAAAAACAATGCACCAAATGCAACAGGTGATATTGGTGTTACAACATATGGCCTTACGGCTAACTGTGCATATACATTAATTATTGAATTACGCAAAGAAAATCAATACTATCAACGTGGTCAGTTCAATGATCCTTCAGCATTCAATTATTCTCCCTATGGAGTAACACCATGAAACTAATTAAAGAGATATACGAAACAGTAAATTACCTTACGGAAGACAAAGATGGTAAAAAATCTTTGTTCATTGAAGGTCCTTTTTTGGTGGCAGAAAAGAAAAACAAAAACGGTCGTTTATACGAATATAATACGATGAGAAAAGAAGTCCATCGATATACAGAAGAATATATAAATAAAAACCGTGCCTTTGGTGAATTAGGACATCCAGATTCTCCTACAATTAATCTCGACCGTGTATCACATATGATTGTTGGTTTGCGTGAAGAGGGTACACAATGGATAGGTAAAGCAAAAATATTAGAAACGCCAATGGGTAGCATTGCACGCCAATTGATTGAAGGTGGTGCACAATTAGGTGTTTCTTCAAGGGGTATGGGCTCACTAAAGAATGTTAACGGTGTTAATATTGTACAGCCCGACTTTTATCTGGCCACAGCGGCAGATATTGTAGCAGACCCTTCTGCGCCTGGAGCTTTTGTTCAAGGCATTATGGAAGGAAAAGAATGGATGTTGGTCGATGGTGTTTGGACTGAAGTAGAACACGCACAAGCAATTAGAGAAATCAAAACTGCTTCTCGTGCGGATATCGAAGCAGTAAGTCTTCGCATATTTGAAAACTTCATGAAAAAACTATAAGCAATAAATACCAAATACAAAATCAAGGAGATTTTTAAATGTCAAAAAATTTTAAACTGTCTGAAGCCGCTAGTGCAATATTAGAAGGATCTAAAGAAACTTTTGATTCTAACATTGCAGCAAAAAGAGGTCAACGAGAATTGCACAATCCTGAAAAGGTTGGCATTGCTAAATTGCCAGCTGCAGTTGCATATGGACAACACGATGCAGGTATCATTGGCCATAATCCACAAAAAATGGATGATGAATTGCCTGATTATCTAAAAGGTACACCATCAGCAGTGCCTCCAGGTGCTACACCACCCGTTGGTGCAGAAAAAGATGGAGTTGGCGCATCTAGACCAAAAAATCAACCACAAGAAACAATGGGTCGTAAAGATGTTATGCATCCAACACAGTTGAATGGCAATCAATACGAAAAGATTCGTGACCGTCAAGCAGAAGCATTGCCAAAAAATACATTTGGCATGAATAAAGGTGCTACATTCCAACACTATGATGGTTCACACACAGCTGGTTCACAATCCACAGGTCACAATGAATCATTTGATATGTCTGATGACATTCGTGCTTTGTTGCAAGGTGAAAACCTTTCCGAAGAATTTGCACAAAAGGCAACTACAATTTTTGAAGCTGCTGTAAATTCACGCATCGAACAAATTGCAGAACAAGTAGAAGCAGATTTGGTTGAGCAATTCGAAGTAGCAGTAGAACAAGTAAAAGAAGAATTGGCATCTAAAGTTGATGACTATTTGAACTACATTGCAGAAGAATACATGAAGGAAAACGAATTGGCAATTGATACAGGACTACGTTCTGAGATTGCTGAAGACTTCATTGGCGGTTTGCGTAACCTATTCATCGAACACTATATTGATATTCCTGAAGACAAGGTAGACGTTGTGAGTGAAATGGCAGAAAAAGTTGCCGAATTGGAATCACAACTAAACGAACAAATCAATTATAACATTGACTTGTCAAAAGAATTAAACGAACAAAGAAAAATTGAGGCAATCTACACAGCGTGTGAAGGCCTATCGCAGTCTCAAGTAGAAAAATTAAAATCACTCGCAGAGAGTGTAGAATTTACTACAGAAGAAGAATTTGCGGCAAAATTGTCAACTCTAAAAGAATCATATTTTAGAACTGACGTAAAGGTTGCAGACAATTCTGCTTTGGATGACGAAGTTGAAATTGAAGAAGAAAAGAGAACCTCACGTTCTGCTGATCCTTTGATGGAACAAGTCGTAGGTATTCTTAACAAGAAGTAAGAATCCAAAAAATAATAAATAAAAAGATTTCACATTTTAGGAGATATTCACATGTATATGACAGAAGAACTACAAAAGAAATGGCAACCTGTTTTGGAACATCCAGAACTAGAAGCCATCACAGACCCATACAAGAGAAGTGTTACTGCTCTTGTTTTGGAAAACCAACATCAAGCAATGCGTCAAGACCGCATGGCATTGAATGAGACAACTGATGGCGGTCCAACTAACGTTACAGGTTCTGGTATCAGCAACTTTGATCCAATCCTAATCAGTTTGGTTCGCCGTTCACTACCTAACTTGATTGCTTATGACGTTGCAGGTGTTCAACCAATGACTGGACCTACTGGTCTAATCTTTGCAATGCGTGCTCGTTATACAAATCAACAAGGTACTGAAGCATTTTATAACGAAGCTAATACAATCTTCTCTGGTAACAACTCCATATTCAACCAATATGGTTTCCAAGGTGCTACCTCAGCAAATGATACTACATCTAATACACAAACTGCTGTTATCGGTTCAGCATCTGCAAACGTTGTTACAACTGGTACTGCAATGCAAACAAGTATTGCTGAATATTTGGGTTCTGACTCAAATGCAGTATTCAATCAAATGGCATTCTCTATTGAGAAAGTTACTGTAACTGCTCAATCACGTGCTTTGAAAGCTGAATACTCACTAGAACTTGCACAAGACTTGAAAGCAATCCATGGTTTGGATGCTGAAACAGAATTGTCAAACATTCTATCTACTGAGATTCTTGCTGAGATTAACCGTGAAGTTATCCGTACTATCTACGCTACTGCTAAAATCGGTGCACAGTATGGTACAACAACTGCTGGTTACTTTGACTTGGATACAGACTCTAACGGTCGTTGGTCAGTTGAACGTTTCAAAGGTTTGATTTTCCAAATTGAACGTGATGCTAACGTTATTGCAAAACAAACTCGTAGAGGTAAAGGTAATGTGTTGATTGTTTCTTCAGACGTTGCTTCTGCTATGGCAATGGCTGGTGTTCTATCATACACTCCTGCTCTACAAGCTGACTTGCAAGTTGACGATACAGGCAATACATTTGCTGGTATGTTGCATGGTCGTATCAAGGTGTATATCGATCCATATTATGGTGGTTATACATCTAATCAAGAATTGGTTACAATCGGCTACAAAGGTTCTTCACCTTATGATGCTGGTCTGTTCTACTGTCCTTACGTTCCTTTGCAAATGGTTCGTGCAGTTGACCAATTTACATTCCAACCAAAAATTGGTTTCAAAACACGTTACGGCATGGTTGCAAATCCATTCGCTAACGGTCTAACAGCACAAAACGGACGTTTGGATACTCAATCTAACGTGTACTATCGTTTGTTTGCCGTCAAGAACTTGATGTAATCAAGTCTACTGGTCATACAGACTAGTTAAGTCAACTCAGATTGACATTTAAAGACCACCTTCGGGTGGTCTTTTTTTTGGTACCTAAATATCCATATGACAGCATTATCCAGAACCCCATCAAATACGAACTTCCTGCAACCATCAAAGTTCATATTGGCATTCAATAGATTGCCAACGGTACAGTATTTTTGCCAAGAAGCCAATATTCCTGGTGTAAGTATTGGAACAACTGAGTTTGCAACTCCATTGGTAAATGTTCCTATTGCAGGTACTAAAATAGATTACCAAGAGTTTGATGTCACATTCTTAATTGATGAACAAGCACAATCATGGAATGAATTGTATAAATGGTTATTGTCTATTGCATCACCTAAGAGTACGGCCGATAGATACAATAACAATGCATTACAGAATACATTCACTTCAACCAATAGTTATTATTCAGACGCCAATTTGACTATAATGTCAGCGCTAAATAATCCATTGATTAGTGTTAACTTTCACAGAATGTTTCCAGTTTCATTGTCTAGTATACAGTTTGATACCAAATTATCTGCGGATACAATACTAACAGCAACAGCAACTTTTAGATACGAGTATTTCGAAATAGAAAATTATTAACTCTTTTTGATTATATTATGGAAAACATTGAACAAATTTTAAATTATTGGACATCCGACTCTGACATAGACCAAACAGAGCCAGGCAAAGAACTCTTAAAGATACCAAAGTTACACAACAAGTATCTTACCATTCTTACAAAACATAAGATGGCGGCCAAAAAAACCAACTTTGAATACTTGCGTATGCGTAAAACCAAATGGGAATACTATACTGGTAAATTATCCAAAGAAGAATTGGATCAATTTGGATGGGAACCATTCCAGTTCACATTGAAATCTGATATATCAACATATTTGGAATCAGACCAAGACTTAATCAAACTGCTAGAAAAGAAGATATACCATGAAGAAGCTGTGTCTGTTATTGAAGCAATTATGGGTGAATTGAAACAAAGAACATGGCAACTGCGTGATTTTATTACATGGGAGAGATTCATTGGAGGACAATAAAGAACACATCTTCTGTGAAAAGGTCAATGAAGTATATACAAAGATAATTTGTGAACGTCACATTGCACAAGAACTATCGGATTATTTTACTTTTTTTGTACCAGGTCACCAATTTGTTCCAGCTTTTAGAAACAAGATTTGGGATGGCCGTATAAGGCTGCTAAACCTACAAACTCGACAATTATACACTGGACTTATTCCATATTTGGAAGAGTTCTGTAAAGAGAGAGACTATGCATATTCACATGATGAGAGAGAAGAAGAGTTTTCACTTTATCATGCCAAGAAGTTTATAGATGGATTAAGTCTTCCATTTGAAGTCCGAGAATACCAAATGAATGCATTTATCCATGCAATGAGAAGGCGCAGAGCTTTGTTATTGTCACCCACAGCTTCAGGTAAATCACTTATCATTTACTTGATTGTTAGGCAATTATTGGATTATCAACAACTCAAAGGTTTAATTATTGTTCCAACTACATCTTTGGTAGAGCAATTGTTCAAAGACTTTCAAGATTATGGTTGGGATTCTGAACAACATGTACATAGAATCTATCAAGGTAAAGATAAACACACAAACAAATCTTTGACTATATCAACCTGGCAATCTTTGTATCAATTACCTAAAGAGTATTTTGAACAATTTGATTATATTATTGGTGACGAAGCACACTTATTTAAAGCACAATCGTTAACCACAATATTGACATCATGTGTTAATGCCAAGTACAGAATTGGATTAACTGGAACACTTGATGGCACAAAAACACATAAGCTTGTACTAGAAGGTTTATTTGGTCAAGTTAAACAAGTAACAACGACCAGAGAGTTGATGAATAAGAATCAGGTGTCAGACTTTGAAATCAAATGCCTTGTATTGAAACATCCAGACGAAATATGCTTGGAAATGAAAGACAAAGATTACCAGGCCGAAATACAATACTTGATTGCATGTGAAGCAAGAAATAAGTTCATAAAAAACCTTGCGGTTAGTTTAGGTAATAATACATTAATACTCTATCAAATGGTTGCCAAGCATGGACAAGTCCTGTATGATATGATTCAGAACACCGAGAAAATTGGTGACCGAAAAGTATTTTTCGTCCATGGTGGAACGGAAACAGAAGATAGAGAAAAGATTAGAGAAATTATGGAAAAAGAAAATGACGCTATTATTGTTGCTTCTTATGGTACCTTTTCTACAGGTATTAACATTCGCAACTTACACAATATCATTTTTGCGTCCCCTTCTAAATCCAGGGTTAGGGCATTACAATCAATTGGTCGAGGTCTAAGAAACTCTGAAGGTAAGTCAATTGCTACCTTGTATGACATTGCAGACGACCTTAGATGGAAAAAACATATGAATTTTACGTTACGACATTTTGTGGAAAGAGTGAAGATATATACTGAAGAGAAGTTTCCATTTAAAACCTACAAGATAGGACTCAAAAAATGAACAATATTAAAATAGTTCGTATGCAGGATGGATCTGATATCATTGGTATTGTTAATGAAATATTGGAAGGCCAGTATGTTATTGAACATCCAATGCTAGTGGAATTATATCATAAAAACAATGTATCACATATATCAATGGCTTATTATCTTCCAATCGAATTGGTGGATAAAAATGAAGTGGTATTGAACAGTAAAGACATTGTGTTCATTACAAATCCAACAAGTGCTTTTGCAGAATACTATGAAAATTCTATATCAAAACTGGAATCATTCTCTGAGGAGAGTTCCGCTTTGAGTGAAAAAATACAAACTGAATTAGCCGAAAGAATTAGGGAGTTTATGCTTCAGGAGTTTAATGATTTGGAAGTACCTAAAGAAACAATATTACATTAATCTCAATGGTCAACACCGAGACCTTAACATCTGTCAAGCCCTTTTGTCAACCTTTATTATGGTATACTTAACATGAGTTCAAAACATTACATCAACAATGCCGATTTCTTACAAGCATTAATTGCATACAAACAACGCAAAGAAACCAATCCACAAGAACCTATACCAAACTACATAGGCGAATGTTGGATGAAAATTGCCGAAGGTTTGTCACATAAACCAAACTTCATTAGTTATACTTACCGAGATGAAATGATTTCGGATGGTATTGAAAACTGTTTAATGTACTTTGAAAATTTCAATCCAGAAAAATCAAAGAATCCATTCGCATACTTCACACAAATCATTTACTATGCGTTCCTTAGACGTATACAGAAAGAAAAGAAACAGTTGTATGTCAAGTATAAAGCTACTGAACAATTTGGCATCCTAGACGAATTTGAGATGTTGGATCATGATGGAAGTTCTGTACAGTTTGAACTGTATGAGAACATAGCTGAATTCATAGAAAATTATGAAATTGGCCAAAAGAAAAGAAAAGATGAGAAGAAGGTAACTAAGAAGCCAAAAGGCCTAGAACAATTTTTGGAGAATTAAATGTATAAAGTATCATATAACAAAGTAGATGGTTGTATTTTTTATAAAATTTTTAAAACCTTAGATAAGGCTAAATTGTTTGCTTCATCACAAACAAACGTGATAGACATAAAATTTATTGGAGATTAATATGAAAATTGGATTTACTTGTTCATGTTTTGATTTGTTTCATGCAGGTCATGTAATGATGTTGAAAGAAGCAAAATCACAATGTGATTTTTTAATTGTTGGTATGCAAACTGATCCTACGATTGATAGACCGGAAAAAAATAAACCGGTACAATCCGTTTTTGAGCGATATACGCAATTGGAAGCCTGCAAGTATGTGGACCAAATTATACCATATGCCACAGAAAAAGAATTGATGGACATCTTGACATCCTATCCAATTGATGTTAGAATCATTGGTGAGGAGTATCGAGATAAACAATTCACTGGTTACCAGTTACCAATGTCTGTTTATTTCAATTCTAGGCAACATAGTTTTAGTACCACAGAGTTGAGGCAACGTGTATTAACTATTCATGAAGCTAAACAAAAATCGGTATTAGTTCCCATTACCAAATGATAATGGTAGATTATACTCCAGAAAATTTTAAAAAGATTTCTGGAATTATAAAAAAAAACTTAACCTACGATTTGTTGCCGAAGAAATGGTTCCTTAGGAATGCATCAAATCCAATGTTTGGTCATTGCCACAATGCCGCAGGTTGCCTGTATAAGGTTTTTGGCCATGAATCTATGCACATGTATCGAGCTTTGGATGATGAAGGTATCTATCATTGGTGGTGTATAGACAAAGACAATGTGGTTATTGATTTAACATCAGAACAATATACAAACTTTGGAAGAACACCACCATATGCAGAGGGTGAAAAGGCAAACATCTTAGGGTTTGAATACCGTAAAAGAGTTATGCGCTTGTTTAATAAGGTAATGAATGAGTATGAGGGAATTAATACACTTTTTTAGCACCAAAATGTATAAATACTATTATACACACTTTGGAGTAAAATATGTCGAATCAATTTCCAACATCATCTAAAGAAAATAGAGCAAAAGCGATTGCTGCGGGTGAGAAGATTTACGATGGAATTCCTTGTAAACATTGTGGATCAACTAAAAAACATGTATCGAGTTACAGTTGTGTACCGTGTAATATAAAAAAGAGTTTGCCTAAGTTGTATGATGAAGAATTGATGGCCCAATACAGAACAAAAGAAAAAGTAAAATTGTATTGGGAAAATAACAAAGACAAATCAAAAGAGATTGATAAGAGATATAGAGAATCGGAAAAAGGAATAATTACCAGTACATCTAAATCAGCAAAAAGAAGAGCAAGAATAAAAAATCAATTGACATCTGATGCCGATTTTGATAAAATAAAGTCAATTTATGAGGAATGCCGCAGGTTAAGTTTGGAAACAGGAATACCACATGAAGTGGATCACATTATTCCTATTGCTAAAGGTGGATTGCATCATCAAGACAATTTACAAATTATTACTATGGTTGAAAACCGTAAAAAAGGCGCAAATATATTATGAAAGTAGCTATTATTACCGATACTCATTTTGGAGCAAGGAATGACTCAAGCCATTTCTTAGACTTTTATGAAAACTTTTATAGAGACACTTTTTTTCCTTGCCTTGATAGTAATAATATACGTACTGTTCTCATTTTGGGCGATACGTTCGACAGGCGTAAATATGTAAACTTCCATACTCTCAAAAGAGCAAAAGAAATGTTCTTTGATGAGTTGGCCAAAAGAGACATTGAGGCCTATGTTTTGGTTGGTAACCATGACACATATTTTAAAAATACCAACGATGTAAACTCTGGTAATCTATTGATAGGTGATTATGAAAATATTACCATCATCAATAGTCCGCAGACCATACATTTGGATTATGGCAATCCAAGATATGATGTGTGTATGATGCCTTGGATTTGTGCAGATAATTATGAACAATCCATGTTAGAGTTAAAGAATACATCAGCCACATTGTGTATGGGTCATTTTGAAATTGCAGGTTTTGCCATGTATCGTGGTATGCCATCTGAAGAAGGACTAGACCGTGGAATCTTTAACAAGTTTGAATATACATTCTCCGGTCATTATCATCATAAATCTGATATGGATAGCATTTATTATTTGGGAAATCCGTACGAACTCACTTGGCAAGATTACAATGACCCTCGTGGTTTTCATCTATTTGATATGGCAACTAGAGACCTTACATTTATACGGAATCCTAATGTAATGTTTCATAAGATGATTTATGATGACAAAACATTTTCCATAAAAGATATTTTGGATACACCGTTTACGAAATATACTGGCAAATATGTTAAAGTGGTAGTAGTGAATAAAACAAATCCATATTTGTTTGACCAGTATATGAATAAGCTATATGATGTAAATCCTGTCGATATTACCATTGTTGAAGATGCTTTAGACTTGACAGAAGACACAGAAGATGATAAAATAGACGAAGCGGAAGATACAATCACAATCATTAACAAGTATGTGGATGGTCTCCAAAATGAGGGTATTGACAATAACAAATTGAAAAATATGATGCGTGAATTATACGTTGAGGCTTTGAATCTAGAACAGGCATGATAAAGTTCCAAACAATACGATGGAAAAACCTATTGTCAACTGGCAATGTTTTTACCGAAATCAAATTAGATAAATCCACCAATACGTTGATTATTGGTAACAATGGTGCGGGTAAATCAACCATTTTGGATGCATTGTGTTTTGGTCTCTTTGGTAAACCATTTCGTAAAATTAATAAACCAAATCTTGTCAACTCAATTAACAATTCTGATACTATAATTGAAGTTGAATTTTCGATAGGTAAAAAGCATTACAAAATTATCCGTGGTATTAAACCTAATTTGTTTGAAATATTTTGTAATGGAACAATGGTCAATCAAGACGCCAAGTCTAAAGATTACCAAGATTTCTTAGAGAAGTCTATACTCAAGTTTAATTATAAGTCCTTTACACAAATTGTTATTCTTGGTTCGGCTTCATTTGTTCCATTCATGCAGTTATCTCCTGCTGACCGTAGGACAATTATTGAAGAACTATTAGATATTCAAATCTTCACATCAATGAATGGATTAATTAAAGAAAGAATGTCTGGTATCAAAGAGGAATCATCGAAAAATAAGTATGCAATGGAATTTGTTTCTGAAAAAATTAAGATGCAGAAACAAAACATTGAAGAACATAAACAACATAATGATGCAGAGATAGAAAAGAAAAGACAGGAGATAACTGATTCTGAAACACAAATCTCTACAATGGCTAAAGACATCATTCTTATCCAAAAACATATTGATGTATTGAATAATAGGATTAGTGATAAGATTTCCATGGAAAGAAAAAGTTCTAAGTTGATCCAAATGGAATCCAAATTAGAATCACGTTTGAAGAAGTTAGAAAAAGAGGAGAAATTTTATGAGGAAAATCACGACTGTCCCACATGTAAGCAAGGTATCGCTGACGAATTTAGACATAGCCAGCTTGATGGAATCAATCAAACAAAGGGAGAAGTTGGAGTTGCAATCAAAGATATTGAAAAACAAATCCAAGCAACAAACAAAAGGATCGAAGAAGTCCAAAAAATAGTCAAGCATATTCAAGACCATAACAATGAAATCGTTAAACACAATTCAACTATATCTGCCATTAATACTTTCATTGGTAAGTTGAATAAAGAGATAACGGAACTTAGTACCAAAAAACAAAATTTAACAGAAGAAAATGATAAATTAAAGGAACTAAAAACCGAATTGACATCATTGATTAAAATACAAGAAGACTTGGCCGTAGAAAAACATTACCACGAGTATGCAGCTGCATTGTTGAAAGATAATGGTATTAAAACCAAAATCATTAAACAGTATTTGCCTATCATTAACAAATTGGTAAACAAGTATTTGAAGTCTATGGACTTTTTTGTTAACTTTAACTTAAACGAGAATTTTGAAGAAACAATCAAGTCACGCCATCGTGATGAGTTTAGTTATTCCAATTTTTCTGAAGGTGAAAAGATGCGTATTGATTTGGCCTTATTGTTCACATGGCGCCAAGTTGCTAAGATGAAAAACTCCACAAATACCAATCTATTGATACTGGATGAAGTATTTGATTCCAGCCTAGATAGTGTTGGTACGGATGAGTTTTTGAAACTGATACATGAGATGGGTACCGAAACTAATATCTTTGTTATCAGTCATAAAGGTGACCAACTTTTTGATAAGTTTAGGTCTATTATTAAATTCCAAAAAGTAAATAATTTTTCACAGGTGATTACATGAGCGAAATAAAACCAGTCGAAGGTGTCTTTAGATTAGACACAAATGATGCCTTAACAGGTAATATCAAACCAGTAGTAGAGAACATCGAAACGTTTAAGTTAGTTAAAGAAGATGATCCTATACTATATGAACCATTGCCGTTGTTTGATTTTAAAAATCCTCCGGTGGATCCAAATACGTTTGCATCATCACTGGTAGAAACTTGCAAAAAAGAAAAAGGTGTAGGATTATCAGCCAATCAATGCGGTTTCAAACATCGTGTTTTTGTTATGGGTGCCAACGATGATTATGTGGCATTTTTTAATCCTAAGGTACTTACTACCGAAGGAGAAGTCCACATGATGGAAGGTTGCCTTTCTTTTCCCATGCTTGGATTACATATTACAAGACCTAAATTAATTACCGTGGAATACCAAGATTTCAACGGCCTAACAAAAAACATGACTCTGGATGGTATATCTGCTAGAGTTTTTCAACATGAGCTTGACCACATGAATGGAATAGTGTATACTCAACTTGCGAAACCTCTGGCATTGAAGTCTGGAATGAATAAACGACAGAAAATGATGAAACAGATGGCAAGAAATTATGCAATGTTGTTAAAAAGTGGAAAAATAAAATATGGCACAGACGCCTCCAGAACTAGTTGAAAAACAATGGGAACAATGGCAGGAAAAAAATCCTGTCATTGAACATATTGATACCGATGTACTTAAATCTAAGTTGATAGAAGACTTGACTTATGCATCACAAATGGATGTAAAGGAATATACCTTATATCAAAAATGGTGTGAAGTCAAAGAACGTTATCCTGTAAAAAATGTTTCTACAGTATGGGGTGATGAGTTTCAAATGGTCAATAAGGGCCAAAAAGAAACCATTGAGAAAGTGAAAACAAACTTTTGGATGCCAAAGAATCCAGATGATTATGAGAATCTAAAACCTAAACTTGTATTACATAATGGTCCATTGGCAGAAACATGGAATGCCATTCGAACATTTTCTTCTACAATGAAGAACAACTCCAATATTGGTCGTAATTTATTCTATGCGGTTGTTGATGAAGTTACAGGAAATTATCTTGGTGTCATCTGTATATCATCCGACTTCTTAGATTTGACACCTAGAGATACTGCTATTGGATGGTCTAGGGACGTTAAGACACAACAAGGTATGATTAACCATACTGCAATTGGTTCCACGATTGTTCCATTGCAACCACTTGGTTATAACTATATGGGTGGTAAGTTATTAGCGTTGTTATGTTTGGCTGACACAGTACAAAATGATTGGAAAAAACAATATGGAGACACTCTTGTTGGCGTTACTACAACGTCACTCTATGGAAAAACCAAAGCAGGCGGCCTATCACAATACGATGGACTTACACATTGGAATGCTATGGGTTTTTCTAGTGGATCAGTTGCATTTGAACCTAAACGTTCTACTGCTAACATGGTGTACGACTGGATTAAAGAAAACCACACAAGAAAATACTTTGAATGGTGGGAAGCCAAAAACACTCAAGGTCTTCCGTTGAAACGTGACCATAAGAATCGGTCATTAAACTTTGCTTATCCTAAACTTGGTATTCCTAAAGAACTTATCCGTACAGCTCATCAACGTGGAATCTATTTTTCTCCGTTGTATGATAATACAAATGAGTATCTTCGCAAGGAAATAGGCGATAATGATTTGGTAAAATCTTTTGATACAAGTGAAGAAGCCTTGACGACCATTTGGAAAACAAAATATGCCAAAGGACGAATTAGGCAATTGCAAAAGAAAAACACGGTCTCATATGAAAACCTATTCTATGATGACTTAATCTATTTGACTTGGAATGAAACCAAGACCAAATATTTGCCGCAAGTTGGCAGATAGTCAAGTATACCACAATTATGCTTGACAATTCATATACATAAGTGTATGATAGTGATTCTAGTGACGCAAAACTAGATATTTTTTTTATTTTAAACTGGAGTTATATTATGAGCAAACTATCCGCAAAATCACGTATGTTGAACACTTTGAAAAAATCAAGTGGTTACAATACTTTCACCGTTAAACAAGGTCAAACACGTTTTGGCGTTAGCAACGTTGCGGCTCGCATTGAAGAACTTCGCCAAGAAGGTCATTGCATTTATACCAACACCCGTATCCTAGAAGATGGTCGTAAAATTTCTTACTACCGTTTGGGCACACCAACTAAAGCTTTGGTTCAAACCGCTTTGAGTGCTGGTTATTCACTAACTGCTTAATTGCAGTCTTGGGGCCACCATATGGTGGTCCCCTTTTTTATTATATCTTGGAGTCTAGATGGAAATTTCAATCAAAACTGAAGAACTGAGAAAATATAGTCTCTTCGTTGCTACACCGATGTATGGTGGGCAAAACCATGGTCTATACATGAAAGCGTGTCTAGACTTACAAGGACTTTGTATGCAGTATGGTATACAAATTAAATTCTCATTCTTATTTAATGAGTCCTTAATTACTCGTGCAAGAAATTATCTTGTTGACGAATTTATTCATCGTTCAGAATGTACACACTTGTTGTTCATTGATTCGGACGTTAACTTTAATCCACAAGACGTTATTGCAATGCTTGCTTTGGATAAAGATGTTATTGGTGGTCCATATCCTAAGAAAGCCATCAAATGGCGTTCTATTAAGACAGCTATCACAAAGAATCCTGATATTGATCCACAACTATTGGAAAAAGTTGCAGGTGACTTTGTATTTAATCCTGTTAAAGGTACTGCACAATTTAACGTTACAGAACCTTTGGATGTATTGGAAATCGGTACTGGTTTTATGATGGTTAATCGTAAAGTATTTGAGAAGATGACTGAAGCTTATCCAACTATTCGTTACAAACCAGACCATGTCGGCCAAGCCAATTTTGATGGTTCACGTTATATTCATGCTTTCTTTGATACAGTTATTGACACAAAAGATTCCATTACTGGCGGTGGTTCAGACCGTTATCTATCAGAAGATTATATGTTCTGTCAGATGTGGCGTAAACTAGGCGGCCAAATCTTCTTGTGTCCTTGGATGAGAACTGCACATATTGGTACATATCATTTCCATGGAGATATGCCGGCTGTTGCTAATTACGTTGGAGAAATGTGATGGTTGATGAGACTCTTATAAAATCAATTGATAGTTATCAAAGTGATATTGTAAAAGCTTCTCAAACTGCCAAAACAGGTGGACGTAAATTTGATGGTAACAAACTAGAATATGGTTTGTTACCACCTTTAGCACTCAAGGCAACTGTGGAAGTTTTGACCTTTGGTGCTCAAAAATATGAGAGAGATAATTGGAAAAAAGTTCCTGATTCCAAACGTAGATATTTTGATGCAATGCAGAGACATCTTTGGGCTTGGAAAGAAGGTGAACAAAATGATATTGAGACTGGTAAGAATCACTTGGCTCACGCCATGTGTTGCTTGATGTTTTTGTATGAACATGATATAATGTATTCTTTAAATGATGGAGATGTGAAATGAAACTTTCAAACGAAACACTAAGTGTGTTAAAAAACTTTTCTGGAATCAATCAAGGTATTGAATTCAAAAAAGGTAACAAATTGTCTACTGTGTCCTCAGGTAAAACTGTCCTTGCACAGGCTACAATCAAAGATGATATTCCACAGGATTTCTGTGTGTATGATTTGAATCAATTTTTATCAGTACATTCTATGTTTAAGAATGGTGTTGAACTAGAGTTTGATGAATCTAATGTTATCTTCAAAGGAGACCGTAGTAAGATTAAATATCGTATGACGGCCAAGAACATGATTGTTACTCCTCCAGATAAGACAATTAGTTTGACACATGTAGATTGCACCTTCACGTTGACTGATTCGGATCTTGCAGAAATTATGAGAGCTGCAAGTGTACTATCATCACCTCACGTTGCTGTCGAGTCTGACGGTGAGACAATTAATCTAGTTACGTTTGATGCTAATGATGATGCACAACATACTAATTCTATTCATGTTAGTGGTGTTGCAAATGGTAAACAGTATCGTGTTGTGTTTAAGACTGAAAATATTAAATTGATTCCTGGATCTTATAATGTTCAAATCTCTTTTAAAGGTCTAGGACACTTTCAACACACCAAAGAAGACATTCAATATTGGATTGCCTTCGAGTCTAAAGAAAGTAAGGTGTAATATGGTTGATAAAGTAACTACTCTCTTTGGTGACTTCGATGAGAAACAATTAAAGTCTCTTAGAGGCTTTATTGATGAGTTGGTTATTGCAATGACCAAACAAAAATCTACAGCACAGGCAATGGCAGATATCATTGCTCTTGCTAATGATGAATTGAAGATTCCAAAGAAGATTATTCGTAAAATGGCTAAAATTCAGTACAACCAATCCTTACCAGAAGAAGTTGCGGAATTTAAAGAACTTGAAGCACTTATAGAAGGGATTAAAGATGTTAAGTAAAATTTTGGATATGTTTAGACTTAAACCAATGGTTGTTCCTCAACCAAAACCAGTTGATATTGAAAAGCAGGAAAAAGAAGAACACGTTAAACAGGTGATGTCAACACCATATGTTTGCGAACCTCCTAAACCTATTATACCTGTTGAAAAAATGGATGAACCTAAATTTGTTCATGCCAAAGTAGAAACAGTAGAACCACCGGTTGTTGAAGAAAAACCAAAACGTACAAGAGCAACTCCTGCAAAGAAAGAACGTACGGCAAAACCTTCTGCAAAGAAGGCATCCAAATCTACAAAGTGATTGACATTTTGTATTGAATGTGTTAAAATGAATTTTTATTATATTATGAGGTCTTTGAATGAACGAACACATTTTGTGGGTGGAGAAGTATCGTCCTAAAACGATTGAAGATTGTATACTTCCTGACTCTTTGAAAGCAACTTTCCAAGAGTATGTAAATCGCAAAGAGATTCCCAATCTCTTGCTTTCTGGTTCTGCTGGCGTTGGCAAAACCACAGTCGCAAAGGCTCTTTGTGAAGAAGTCGGATGTGACTATATTGTAATCAATGGTTCAGATGACTCTGGCATTGATGTTCTTAGGAACAAAATTAAGAACTATGCATCATCCGTCTCCTTGATGGGTGGTCGCAAAGTTGTTATCATTGATGAGGCAGATTATCTAAATCCTAATTCAACTCAACCTGCGTTTCGTGGAGTGATTGAGGAGTATGCATCTAACTGTTCTTTTATCTTCACATGTAATTTTAAGAACAGAATTATGGATGCAATCCATTCACGTTGCACCTGTATTGATTTCAAACTCAATGGCTCTAAAGCCAAGATGGCTTCAGCCTTCTTCAAACGTGTTGAAAATATTTTGGAAATAGAAGGAGTAACTTACGATAAACCTGTGGTTGCGGAAATCATCACAAAACATTTTCCAGACAATCGCCGTATTCTTAATGAACTTCAACGTTATAGTGTTAGTGGTCGAATTGATGCGGGTCTTCTTGCATCGGTTTCAGACGTACAAATAACAGACCTTGTCAAAGCACTTAAAACAAAAGACTTTGCAAATGCTCGTAAGTGGGTCACAAATAACCTAGACAATGATCCAAATAAAATCTATCGCAAATTATATGATGCTTTGTATGAACTTCTTAAGCCTAATTCTGTTCCTCAATTGGTCTTACATTTGGCTAAATACCAATATCAAGGTGCGTTTGTTGCAGACCACGAAATCAATATGATTGCCTGTTTGACAGAAATCATGGCAGATTGTGAGTTTAAGTGATGCCAGATTTATTCAAAGAAATTGTTCCTTCTATTCTTCAAACCAAGAAGAATGTATTTGACGGTGATTATAAAGACTACAAAGCCTTTATGGTCAACCGGGCTTTGTCCTATCACAGAGACTGTATTCTGTATGCTAATGAGATGAACATGCATCCTGGCGTTGATCCAGACCTTCAATATAACTATCTTCTAAATACTATTAGGTCTGTAAAACGGAAGTTTCAACCGTGGCAGAAATCAGAGGTTCTAAAGGATTTAGAATGTGTGAAAACATTTTTTGGTTATTCAAATGAAAAGGCCAAAGATGTAATGCGTATTCTCAATGAGGACCAAATCGCTGAAATAAGAGCAAAAACAAATATAGGCGGAGTTAATAATGATAGGAATACAAGACTTAGTTGAGGTGACATTAGTAGAACCAGATGATTTCCTCAAAGTGCGTGAGACATTGACCAGAATAGGTGTTGCATCTAAAAAAGACAAAACTTTATACCAATCTTGCCACATATTACATAAACAAGGCAAATATTATATTGTACATTTCAAAGAATTGTTTGCATTGGATGGTAAACCAACAGACCTTACTGAAAATGATTTGTCCCGTAGAAATGCCATTGCTAAATTGTTGCAGGATTGGAGTTTAGTTACTGTTGTTACACCTTCACAAATAGAAACACCAGTTCCTATCTTTATTAGTCAAATAAAAATCATTTCCCACAAAGAAAAGAACGAATGGCAGTTGGTCACCAAATATAATATTGGAAAAAAACCACAAAATCATTGACAAGTAGTATAAATACTGATATCATTATGTGCCGTGCTCTCTGAGGCGGCAATTTTTTAACCTCGCTTTTAAAGGAGTCTACATGACAAACTTACTATTTCCTAAATTGGACCACTTCATGATTGGGTTTGACCCAGTAATTGATATGTTACAGGCAGCTCACAAAGATATTGGTAAATATTCACCATCGTGGCCACCATACAATATTAAACAAATTAAAGAAAACAAATACGTCATTGAGATGGCTGTTGCTGGTTTCACCAAAACTGATATTGAAATTACCTTAGAGGGTAATAAAATGGTAGTTAAAGGTTCTACTAAAGAAGATGAAGATGAAACTTTCTTACACAAAGGTATTGCTAAACGTTCCTTTGAACGCCAATTTACATTGGCAGATAAGATAGAAATCAAAGATGCCGAGATTGCTAATGGTATGTTGCGTGTTTGCTTAGAAAACATGATTACTGCACAGGATGCTATCAAGAAAATTGGTATCAAATCCAAAGATGAATAACTGGTGGCCTGTGTCCGATGATGAATGGGAACGACTAAATTATCCAGAAAAATTTAGGTAATAATAAAGAGGCCTCTTGACAGGCCTCTTTTTTTATGGTATAATAGTTACTGTAAACCTTGGAGTAACTAAATGTCAAAAAAATTATACCTTGTAGAGACTGTATCCATTTTTCGTATGTGTTATGTTATTGAAGCCAAAGAAGAAAAGCATGCTTTGGAAGAAGTAGTGATGAATAAAACTGGTGAGTATAATGAAAAATGGGGAGAGTTTTCCCAAAAACATATTGATGAAGTCATTGTATCTTCCCGTGAAATTACAAAAAAAGAATATTTACAAGCCTACGATATTGATAATCCTAGTTTCTCGGATTGGAAACCTGAGCAAAAGTATAAGTACATCATGAAGATTGATTATAAAAAATGAAACAGAAGTTTATTGACGCCTTCATGGATGTGGCCAAAAGGTTTTCTCAACTATCCTCTGCCAAGCGTCTACAAGTTGGTTCTATCATTGTAAAAGATGATAGGATCATTTCAATTGGATATAATGGAATGCCATCTGGATGGACCAATGATTGTGAGTTTGAGAAATTTGACGCCTATGGTCGTTCAGAATACACCACAAAACCAGAAGTCATTCATGCCGAGGCCAATGCAATTGCTAAATTGGCCAAATCTACTGAATCTGGTCATGATGCCACAATGT